AAAAAATTCACAGGGGAGGAAGCCTCGCCCCTTGCCCTCGGAAAAGAGAGAACGAACACTTTCATCTTTACCCGGAAGATTATCCATGTCTCAACGCCAACGACGGATCTGGGTTACATTACCAAAGGTGAGGAAACCTGTGAGGCGAGGTTCCGTTATCATGTCCCCTGTCCGCACTGCGGTCATAAGCAGAAGTTAGTTTTCGAACAGGTAAATTTTGAAGGATTCAAGGATGATATTCAGAAGGTCGAGGACCAGTCTTGCTATGAGTGTGAGGAATGCAAAGGGAAAATATACAATGGGGAAAAATCTGAAATCGTAAAAAAGGGAAAATGGTTTGACATCAATTCGGGACTGGAGTTCTCCGAGTGTATAGAAAAATTGAGGCCGAAGAGGATCGGTTTTCAGATCAATCGCCTCTATTCTCCCTGGCACACCTTCGGGATGGTAGCAAGGGAATTCCTTGAATCGAAGGACTACCCGGAGAAGCTAATGAACTGGAAGAACTCATGGATGGCCGAACCCTGGGTCGAAAGATATGAGACGAAATCTGAGAAAGAGATCCTTGCCAATGCCATCAATATCGATCCGTTTATTGTCCCCAGGGATGCCGTCGGTCTGACCTGCGGGATCGACCCAAGCGTTGACGGGTTCTGGTTTGTTGTCTTGGCATGGAGGAGGGATATGTCTCCCCACCTCATCCACTATGGGTACATGGTCGGGTGGGAGGCTGTCACATCTTTTATCTGGGAGACGACCTACCAGATAGAGGGAGGAAATATCAGGTTCCCGATTTGGAGGCTCGCCCTGGATACTGGCGGTGGGGAAAGAGAATATCATAACCTGACCATGACAGAGGAGGCGTATGACTGGTTGAGAAAATATGGGAAGAGAAAATGCTTCGGCACAAAAGGGGCCTCAAACCCTCAGATGCGGAAGGTCAAGATCTCTATGATCGACAAGATGCCCAAGGGCCAGCCGATCCCAGGGGGGATTGTATTACTCACACTCGATACCGATTCCCTCAAAGATGCCATCCATTACCGGCTCCAGATCAAGGAAGGGGATCCCGGAAGGTTTACTTTTCATAAAGAAACAGGGATGGATTACGTTTCTCACCTTCTGGCAGAGGAAAAGAGAACTGATTTCAGGACTGGAAAATCCGAGTGGATTCGACTTAGAAAAGCGAACCACTGGCTCGATGCGACAGTCGGCGCCTATGCCGTTGCTGATCCAGAATTATACGGGGGGGTTAAGCTCATCCGTACCAAGGAAGAAGAACAGAAGCAAGACAAACCCGTAAACCCCATTACTCAAAAGCAGAGGGGGAACTGGATAAAGGGATGGTGACAACATGGATATTCCAATATTAAAAAATCATAATGCGAGTATCGAGCCGATAGGACATTTTTGCAATGGTATTGTGACGATGAGGCCAAATTTTAACTTGTCCAGGGAAATGCTTTTTGAAATATTTGGGAATATTGGCTTCAAAATCCTTAAATGTGAAGGGGAGAATATTTTGGAATTTCAAATTTTAGAATGGTCAATCTGACTGGACCAAGGGATGGTAATGAAAAAGAGAATCAAAATAAAATGGACTTGTTCTGACTTTGTTCATCATGAGCATAACTGGTGTATTACCGCGTGGTTTTGTGGTTTATTTCAACGATGGTTTCTTCCCATGAAGAGAGGTCAATGAAAAAGAATCGAGGAGAAAAGATGGAAGGTAAAAAGGCTTGGCTTTATGGATGGAAATCTATTTGTGATGCCTGTGATATTCTCAGCGTTTCAACCATGAAAGGAATCGCTTCGAAGTATGATATGCCGATAAAAGAAATCAATGGTAAGCCCGCAATTGCCATGGAAGAATTAACAATATTCCTCAAAAATCTGCCGCTAAAAAAGATATAACTTCAAGATTGATGCATTTTACCCCTATTTTTATATAGTTTTACCCCTATTTTACCCCAATATTTACGCTTTTTCCGGTTTGACTTTACCTTTTGTTTAGTATCATGCTACCTTCAAATGAACGTCCCCACCACTATCAATGCGGGGGATAAGGTAACATGGACTGAAACACTCTCTGATTATCCTGCTACGACTTACGCGCTGGCCATCGATCTCCGCTCGAAGGATAGGCCACCCATTACCATTACCGCCGCCGCTTCTGGAACCGATTATTTGATCACCGTCCTTCCCGTGGTCACAAAATTATGGAAATCAGGCATCTACCATTGGCAAGCCTATGTCTATACAGGATCAGGGCCAGATTATACAATAAAGACCACGATTGAGCGTGGAACGGTTGAAATTCTTCCTAATTTGACGCTTTTTAGCTCCTCCGATGATGGTCGTTCCCATGTCAAAAGGGTGCTCGATTCCCTCGAAGCGGTAATTGAAGGCAAGGCAACTGCCGATCAGATTTCTTATTCGATAGCCGGCAGGTCGATCAGCAAAATGAGCCCGGCTGAAATTCTTCAGTGGCGCGATCTTTATAAAACAGAATACCAGAGAGAACTCGATATAGAAAAAATCGCAAAAGGGATTGATAGCCCTAAGCGGATCGGAATTCGTTTTCAAAGGCTCTAACTATGTTTGATAAATTTCTAAGAAAACTGATCTCCAAGTATTCCACACAACCAAAGACCGGCGCCTTCAGAATGTATGCAGGAGCCAAACAATCTCGCCTGACTTCCGGATGGGGACAGACCATTACCAGCGCCGACTCTGAACTCTCGACGAGCCTCCGGGTGCTGAGGGCAAGATCAAGATCCCTGATCCGTGACGCTTCCTATGCGAAGCGGGCAAAGGTCATCGTGGTCAATAATGTGGTAGGGGCAGGCATTGGAATGCAGGCCCAGGTCAAGACGGTTCGCGATGTCCTCAATGAACGGATTAACGACGACATCGAATCAATCTGGGAAGAGTGGTCCAATGCCAACATCTGCCATACGGGTGGAGTTCTCCATTTTCCCGATATTGAACGCCTTGCCATGGGTCAGGTCTTTGAGACGGGTGAGATCTTCATTCGAAAACATTATCGGTCATTCGGAGGTTCATCCATCCCCTTTGCTCTTGAAGTGATTGAACCGGAAAGAGTGATTGACGAATTCCAGCCCTCGGCCTTTATTCCAAATGCTGTGGTGAGGATGGGGGTTGAATCTGATGAATTCAGAAGACCGCTTGCCTATTGGATTAGAAGACTTCATCCTGGGGAGATTAGATTTTCCGCAAATGAAACGGATGCAATTGAACGAATCCCCGCCGAGCAGATCATTCATCTCAAAGTGACGGACCGCTGGCCGCAGACCAGAGGGGAACCCTGGCTTCATTCCGTCATTAGAAAACTGAATGACATTGATGGATATACCGAAGCCGAAATCATCGCCGCCCGCGCCGCTGCTTCTTACATGGGCATCATCGAGACCCGCGAAGAATACGGTCAGACTACCGAGACTGGATCGAAGGAAATCACTCTTGAACCCGGTATTGTTGAACGGCTCGATCCGGGAGACAAGTTCAACTTCATTTCACCGAACCGGCCCAACTCAAATATCGATCCTTTTATGCGTCTCCTTCTCCGTGAGATTGCGGCAGGGGTGGGGACCTCCTACGAATCCCTTTCGAGGGACTATTCCCAAAGCAACTATTCCTCTTCCCGATTGGCCCTCCTTGATGACCGGGATCTCTGGCGTGTGATACAGACCTGGTTTATCAGAAATTTCAGAACAATCATTCATCGGGAATGGTTGCAGCAGGCCATTCTATCCAAATCAATAAAGACAATTTCGATTGAGCAGTTTGCCGAAGATTCCCAAAAGTTTACCGCAGTAAGATTCAAACCCCGTGGCTGGACATGGATTGATCCTGAAAAAGAAGTCCAGGCATATAAAGAGGCGATCAAGTCAGGGTTTACCACTACGAGTGATGTGATCGCTTTGACAGGAAGCGGGAAAGATATTGAGGACGTTCTTGATGACCGCCGCCATGAACTCGATATGATGGAAGAAAAGAAATTGGTTTTCGATACCGACCCGTCACTTGTAGGGATAAAGGTGAAGGCATCCTTCCCCGCTTCAGAACCTCCGGCAGAACCATTGCCCAAAAAGGTTGACGATGGGAAGAAGGTAATTCCTTATAGAAACAGATGAAAGGAGATCATTTTGGATACTCTAAATAAGGTGAAAATTGGGAAGCAATTTAGAACCCTCGAAATTGACAGAGGACAAATTAATGAAGAAAAACGAACGATAGAATTATCTTTTAGTTCTGAGGAACCAGTTGATAGATGGTGGGGAAGGGAAATCCTTGGACATGATAAGGGGAACGTGAATCTTAGGAGACTAAGGATAGGTGGGCCTTTACTCATAGATCATGACCAATCGAAATTAGTCGGTGCCATTGAAGAAGTCAGAATTGACGAGAGTGACCGAAAGGGTCGCGCAAAAGTGCGATTTGGACGGAGCGATACCGCCAAGGAAGTCTTCAACGATGTAATCGATGGGATCAGGTCAAACGTATCCGTGGGATACCAGATTGACGAATTGGTGCTCGAAGAGGAAAAGAAGGGAGATTTGAGCACCTATCGGGCTACTCAATGGACGCCCTACGAAATTTCCTTGGTCAGTTGTCCAGCGGATATTTCTGTTGGAATCGGGAGGAGTGAAGAAAAGGATATAAAAGAAGTAGAAATAAAAATAGTTCAAAAGGAGGAAAGGAAAATGGAAAAATGCGAAAAATGTGGATCCGATCTTGTCAATGGGCTATGCGAAAAGTGCAACGATGGAAAGGAC